TGGTCGTCTTGCCTGGTAATCCGACCATTACCGCTGATCCCAGCGGCGCTGTCAACCACGCTTCAGTGCGTAAATCATCTGATGCTGGAGACACAGCTTTCTCTTTTACCCTCACTGGAACAAACCTTTACAACGCGGTATCAAACGGCAACACCAGCAACATGTCAGAAGCTGCGTTCAATGGCGGCCAGGGTGTTTATCCTGACGGCGCTGGCGAGATCAAGATCTCTCTAAGCAACGAAGCAGGCATTAGTGGTCTGTCGTGTACCTCGGTAAGTGACACTAACGCTACTGTTTCTGGCACAATCAGCAACGCCAACATGGCCGCTGAAGGCTTAAAGGATATCACAATCACCACTCGCTCAGGACAAGCTTTCTTAGCAGGTGTTTTTGATGTTTTGGCTCCGGCTCCAACGGTTTCTTCTGTTACTCCTAACGAGCAAGAAGAGGGCACCATTGAGACATTGACCATCGCAGGCGCGAACTTCTTCGCAGGTCCAAACCAAACCAGCCATGCTGGCGCACAGGGTTATGCAGGAGGAGCCCCTTCGCAGGAAGACGAATGGGTGGCGGCTTTGGCGGCTGAAACGGCTCAAGCACTCGCTGCCACCGCCAATTTGAGTCTTGAAAGCACTATGCAGGAACTCGCAGCAGGCAAGCAAGCACTGGAAGCCTCCCTTAACTGGCAGAGTGCTCATCATGAGGAAGGCGACTATCTTGGCCTTTCTGCTGATTTTATGGACCAGCATATAGGACCAGACAATAAAACTCTGAAGGAGAAAATTAAAGCAGTATCTGAAATGTTAAACCAAAAACAGGCTGCTGAAGCAGAGGCTGCTGCCCTGGCCGCCGAAGCCAAATACCTTTCTGAGGAGTTTGGCAAGCTGATGGCTGACACCACCGCAAACCATCCCGTGAGCAGTAGTTCTACACCATCGGAGCTTTCATCGGCTATGAGTGCGTGGAACTCGGTCCAGGCCCACATGATGAAGAGGCTTAGCGACTACACCGCCAACGGTGGCGATGCTTCTGAATTTGATAGTAACCTGGCATCAGTACAGGATAAGATAGACGCTATTGTTGCTCTTCAAGCTCTTTAATTGATGTTTATTTTTCCCGCAAGTGTCCCTTCTTCGGAAGGGGCCTTGCCCTTATGAAAAGGTTGGGATATACAGGTTTCCTCCCCTTTCCTGTAGCGCGGTTCAACTCCGCGCCCTTTTCTCTTTTTGGGATCTATAAATATGGGCGTTTTTAGCAGATATATTTGTTTTTTTGTTGTATAATCTGTTAACTTACATCCTGAAACAATGTCTATTTGGAGGACACTAATATGGCTTTAGCAGCACATGAGATTATTTTACGGGTATCATCCGAAACAACGTCACCCTTTGACGCAAACTACGGCACGTCTGCCCCTGTAGCGCCTGCGGTAAACACTGCTGACATTACTGGCGCAAAAGATGTTACCCTGAGCAACAGTGCCGACATTCTTGATACGACAGCTTTTGATGATGCAAACGCTTTTCGCACCAAACTTTCCGGTCTGAAGGATGCATCCATGTCTTTTAGCGCCAATTTTGAAGCAGGAACTGCTCTTGGCAGCGTTAAAGATTTTTTTGATGCATTGTCTGACGGCAGCGGTACTGCTGGCATTCGTCATTTCTTCATCGGTCTGACTGGCGCACCAGGAGCAAGCAATGCTGGCTTCGCAGTCACCGGAATCATTGAGTCTCTTGAGATTTCTGGTTCTGTGGATGGCCTTGTTGAGGCATCCGTTTCGGTACAGCTCTCTGGTGAGCCCATCTTTTCTAGCTAATAGGAGGTCAGAATGGCCGCTATTGCTGCACATTTATGCCGCCTGTATCTTACGGGCACGTCCACGCACTGGACTACCACAACCTCATTGAATGAAATCAGTGGCGGTGCGGATACATCGTTTCAATTCCCCATTGGCACTGTTGCTGCCGAGCGATCCCAGGTTTTAGATCCAGCCACCGTACAAGATTTTGATGACAGTCTCGGAACCACTGTTACACCAGACAGCATCGATCATCTATTCGGGATTGCAAACTTCAGCCCAGCAGTAACGAATAGCCCAGTCAAGGTGGCTGCGCCGCTCGGCATCCACTACCTTCCTCTTTATGAGGTTGGGACGGTTAAAGATTTCTCTGTCAGCGTTTCAGCGGATGTCCTTGATAGGTCTACGATGGACGGTGGAGCATTTAGAGATAAACTTGCCGGATTGGTTGACCTTAGCGGCTCACTGACGCTGCTTGAAACCCCCAATCAGGACTATGACCCCAGTGGCGATGATATTAAGCTTTTTGATTTGCTGTCAGACGGCACGCCAAAGGTGCTTGAGATCAAATTCGACCCTGACTCCACGGAGGTATTCAGAGCTTTTATCATCATTGAAAGTTACGAAAACACAGGCGCGGTTGACGGCCTTGTAGAAACCAGTATATCCTTCCAGGGCGCTCTACAGAGCACAACTGAAACAGGAACAACTACTGGCTCCGCATACTCATTTGGAGATATCGGAAGCTGATAAGGGGACGATATGTCAGAGAATAACATCCGTAATTTAATCCGTACAGCAACTTTAGGCACTGGTGCCGAGCGAGCTTCTACTTTGTTGCCAGTCAATGGCCAAGACGTAGAGATTCGTCAGCCCACAGTAGGCCAGCGAAGCAAGATTTTGACTGCCGCAGGCGGTGGTACCACAGGCGAAATCAAGGACTTCTCCAAGCTCCAGATCGCTGCCATTATGCATTGCTGCTACGTCCCCAATACAGAAGAACACATTTTTGAAAAGGCTGATGAAGCCACGCTCATGAACATGCCGTCCGGTGGATGGGTTGATGAGCTTGCGGCAGAAGCGGTTCGGTTAATGAATACCGAAGCGGAGCAAGACGCAAAAAACTAAAGCAAGACGGAGAGCGCCAGTTTCTGTTTTTTCTAGCAGAAACTCTTGGCACTACCGTCAACGACTTGTCCGAGCGTCTATCCGTTTCAGAGTTTTTGGAGTGGCACGAATACTTCAAAATAAAGAATGAGGCGGAAAAAAAGGCCATGGATAAAGCGAAAGCCAAAAATAAGACTAGCTCCCCTCGTTCATTTAGGAGGCGCTAATGGCTGGTGATGCAGCAGGTCAGATAACCGCGTCGTTGACGCTGGATATTTCTAAATTTACAAAAGCCCTTGGTGAAGCTCAGGCTGCCGTCGGCAAAATGCAAAAAACTGCATCCCAGGCTGCATCTTCAGGCGGTGGTGGTGATGCTGCGGCCAAGGATGCTGAAAAAGTCTCTAGTGCGGCAGAAAAACAAGCGTCAAAGCTTAAAAAGCTTAGTTTGGTATTTCAAAACTTAAAATCTGACCACAAGCAAAACAAGGTCTCACAAGATCAATTTCGCGATGGGCTAACAAAGATTGGAAATACTGCCCACACCCTCGCTCTCCGTCTTGATAAAACCTCTGGTGCTTACGCTAAAATGAACAAGCTTGCGGGTGATGCATGGAGTACTGCGACACAATCTGCGAAAAAGGTTGAAGCGGCCATGGCTCGCGAGGAGGTCGCGGCGAAACGCGCATCCGATACAATCGTTGCCGAGGGTGCGAGAAGAGCAAGATCCCAAGAAAAGGAAACCCAACGTGTTGTAAATGCCATCAACAAAAGCATTAAGGCTTCGACAAAGCTGGTGGGCCAGTCCAAGGGTCGATCATTAAAAAGGCAGATAGATCCCAATGTTGCAACCATGGCCATTGCTCAAAAGAATGTTGCCGCACTGAACAAGGAAATAGGCAGAGGAGCGATCACCTATAACGCCGCAGCCCAGCAGCTAGACATCCTTGAAAAAGAAATCATTCAAGCAGGGTCGGGCGCTCAAAGGGGAACAGAGGCGTTTAGACAGTTTCAAGCGTCGATGACGGCCAGTGGCGGCACGAAGACCTTTATCTCCAACCAGCAGGCCGCAGGTGCGGCAGCCCAGCAAACAGCCGCAGCATTAAAGGGTTCCACTTCAAAAATGGGCGGTCTGTTTAAAGTGATGGGCGCGGGTATGGCCAGCTCATCAAGATCGATGGTCATGTCGATCACGAACCTCACGGAGGCCTTCCAGAAGGGTCAAATGGGCGGCAGGATGCTGTCTACATTTCTACTTGGCGACCTCATGGATGCGATGATGATTGGATCATTCGCTACAGATGGCCTAGTGAAGTCAGCCAACGCGCTTCCAGCATCAATGGGTGCAGCTAAAACCGCCATGATGAGTGTTGCAAAGTTCTTCCCTGTGGCCATGGTCGGAGCCAGCCTCTTAATGGCTGGCCTGGGCATGCTGGTTAAGCATTTTTCCGACAGCGGAAAGTCAGCCAAGGAGGCCAAGGATGAAATCGCCGCTCTCGACCAGCAGATAAAAGAAACATCAAAAGCAATTGTTATCATTATGGGCCACTTCAAGGGTTTAGATGGGGTCTTCAAAGGCTTAGATAAGTCCATTCCAGGAGTCGCTGACGCCATTAGGGTTCTGGGTGAAACCTTTTCAGATATAAAAAAATCAGGTGATCACCTTGATGACCTGGAAGCAAAAATGCAGGCCCTTAAAAAAGCCACCCCAGGAGAAAAGATAATGGCTGCGGCCACCGCAGACGCGGAAAAAATGGCGGAAGTGGCCCAGCGCACCAAAGAGAATTATCAGGCTCAAACCGTCTCCCTTACCGCGCAGACCCAACGCCTGGAGGAGATGAAGCAAAAACTTCAAGACATGAAAAGATCCAAAGGTAAAAAGGGGAGCGCCCACGAGGCCTTCTTTTTGGATAGACGGATTATTGAAGCAACGGAGGCACTAGAAAAACAAACCGCCGCCGTTACAGGAGCATCGGTGGTGTACACCGCAGCTAAGGGGGCAGCAGAAGAATATGCCGCCAGTCTTGATGAAATACGAAAAAAGGCCGAAGAGCTAGATAAGGCACAAAAGAAAGCAGACGGAGAGAAGAGAAGAGAAAAGGCCGTTGATAGACTGATAGCGAAATATAACCGTCTCAAACCCTTGTTTGAAGCTACGGCAGCCTCGCCCTTCGAGAAAGACGTAAAGCAGGCCCAGAAATTTGCTGCCGAAATGGCAAAAATCATAAAAACTTTAAAGAAATTTAAAGGCGTAGAGACCGCAAGGGATTTCCTGCAAGCCGAGGAGGACAATAAGTTCCTTAGGGAGATTGATAAGAACACAGAATCACTTAAGCGTTTCACGGAGTGGGCCGAGGAAGCAAAGAAAAGAGCCCGCAATCTTTTAAGAGAGGCGGGCGGCGAAACCACCTTGAAAATGGGTATTGGCACGTCGTCTCAGGTCCACGGTGCAGACGCAATAATGGCAAAGGCCATGGGAGGGCTTTCTCCGTCGCCATTTCGGTCCGACTCAAAAAAGATTGGGGTCATGACTCCAGAGCAAAAACTGAGACAGAGACTCAGGACCAAAGACCCTGAACAGGAGGCGTTGCTTGCAAAAGTAAGATCTTTCAAAACGGCTCTTACCGATCTTGGTTTGTCTTCAGATCTCGCAACCAAAGCCTTGAACCTTGTTCCCGTCGCCGTCCTCAACATGGCGGAGGCGCTGGCCCAATTCGCCGACGAGTTTGCTGCCGGAGTTGGCAACATGGCCATGGGTAACTTTGGGGACACGTTTAAGCTCGCAGGCAAGGGCGCAGGTATGGCCGCAGGCGCAGCGCTGGGTGTCGACCCTGAAACTGCTGGCAAAGTCGGCGAGGCGCTTGGTGCCTTCTCTGACATGATGGTTGGAAAGATTGATGTTACCTCGGCGGGAGGTAATCAGTACAATATGGGAGAGGTTATTCAGGCAGCATTCGATCAGCCGATAAAAGCTGTTGCTGATGCTTTCATGCCTCTCGCGGAGGCCGCTCACCTTCTGGCCTCAAACTTCGGTGGATTTCTCGCTCAGATGATTACGACCTTTGGCCCAGTGGTGGAATTGCTCGGCACGGTTTTTAAGGCGATTTTTGAAATTGTCGCCAACGTTTTAGGGGCGTTCATGCCCTTGATATTGATTCTGTCTTCCTTTGTTAACCCTGTAGCCCAAATGCTTACAAATCTCATAAAAGCCCTTATGCCGCTGGTAAATATTATTTTGGTTTTCGCATCCATCATGCTCACCCTCGGCGCGGTGCTGAATCCCGTTCTGGGCAGTTTTATGGCCTTGGGGCTAATTGCGGAGGGTCTTGCCTGGGTTTTCGGGAAGGCTGCTGACGCCATCGCCGTTGGGATATCAAATTTTGGATCAGCCGTAGCAAAGGTTATTGATTCTTTTGCCACAGCAGTTAGAGGCTTCGCTCAATGGCTTGACAATAACCTTAATGGCTTCATGTCAGACTCCGTTAGGAATCTTGCATCAGGGATAAACGCACTTGCCTCAAACGTTCGCGGTGCGACCTCTGGGCTTGGAGCCTTTGGTAACGGAATGGATGAGACTCTTGACGGCCTAGATGCCGCAAACGCGGCGCGTGACAAGGAAAACAAGGCTGCCTCAAAAGTTCTAAACGCTCCGCAAGGGTTCAAGGTTGAGAAGTATCGTTATGAGGCGATGGACCCTTCACAGTCAAACCCCTTTACAGGCTCAAGTCTTGATGGCGGCGGCATGGTCATCAATATCGAAAACATATTTATTGATGATGGCACAGACCTTCTGGACCAGTTAAATGACGCAAATCAAAACGGCGGTCTTCCAGGCAACGGAGGGTTCTAGTGACTTTCTGCACGATCAACAGCATAAACATACCCGTTGAAAACGAAGCCGCTGGTGCCGATGTTGACATTTTTGGTCGGCCTGCACGAGGCATTCTCGGTCACGGGACGGGCTCTCTAAGCAAGTCTAAGCGCGTTTACAATCTCAAGGTGCCCGTGGTTAGCAATGCTGACTTTTTAGCCTATCAGGGGCTCGTGAGCGGCCTGGGGCACGTTATGCCGCTGCAAGAGAACTGCTACACTGCTGACGGTATAAGTGCGGTTGCCGATGGCTCTTTTACGAGCGCTTTTCAGGCTGCTGGAGGGGCTTCTTTTGACGGCGGATCTTATTACTTTGTCAAACAGCCCGCATTGACAAGTATCTATTGGCCTTATGAAGACCTGTGGCCCTACGGGCTTCTTACTGATGATCTTAACCCAGGCTATACTGTCGCATGGGTCACGAGCAGCAATACTCCTGGCGTGGATCACAACATGCTCGTTACAAATGACGAGCAAATAGGCTACAAAAACGGCGTGGCCGTCGCGTATTCTGGTCCAGCATGGGCCGCTGCCGGCTTGTTGGATGTAGCCTTCGGCGCAGCAGGTGTGGCCATCACAAACACATCTGCGGACACTTACCTAAACAGATACCATGAGATCGTATTTCTGCCGTTTAGGCTCTCATCAACTCAAATGATCGATATCACAACCCGCACCAAGAGATTCGGCAGCCTGCCATACGTCACCCTTTCAGGCGATATTGTTAATGGCGCAAGCGTGACTTGCATCGGCACAGATGGTACATCAGACTTCGTGCCCTCAACCTTTTCAGGGGTTTTTGGCGGAAACAACAATCTATCTTTCACACTACAGGAAAAATAGTGGCGTTTTTAGAGTTAAACAATTATGCGGTACCCGTAGCAGCCGAGTCCGTAAGCATACAGAGAAATCGCACCGGACGCACCAGCAGATCCTGGGGCTCTACATACACAATGGAAGAAAAGTACGCCAAGAGAACGATCACTGCGACCACCACACCTATGACCTACGCTGACGCTATCGCGCTCGAAGGATTGATCATGGGACGCGGCCATAGCTTCAGTTTTAACGATGGCCTGTACTCATCACGAGGCCTTGGTCCCAACAGGGGGTATGGCGCAGAATGGAACCCCAGCGGAGGCGTTACCAATGATGCCTATGTTGACTCCGAAGAGGCCAACACCCTTGAGTGGACTATTCCCTCCGTATTTCAAAACGACTGGTGCGTGTCCATATGGGTTCAGTGGGCAGGTGACTGGCAAGGCTGGATTGGTCTTGGTAACGGATCGACCGTGCAAACCTTTTACAGATACGGCTTGGATGGCAGTCATGGCGGTAGCGGAAATGACTACTTTGGGGAACAAACATCAACAAGCGCTTTTCTCGGCCAATTTGATGTCAGTACCGGAACGTCGTTCTCTCTTCAGGCCGACACCTCCCAAGAGCTTGATGACCTACAAATATTTCCCTACCACCCAACCCCAGAAATGCTTGGGTCCTGGAAAAACATAAGAAGCTACCCCACGCAAACAACTTTCATAAACCCCTTCAGCCCCCTGCCGAATCTTTACCTAACAGGCGACTGCATCCCTGACAGAAAACTAGAGGTATTTGGCACCATTAATGACATTGATTACGTCCAGGGAACGCTCGACGGGTCCTTCCAGAGCAACCTCGTCACCCTTAAGTTTTCGCTGGAGGAAGTATGAGAATATTTACTCACTCTCGCGGTGTACCGCCTAAGCTTAGGACATCAACCGTTCGCGCCTTCATGCCGGATAAAAACTTTTCTGCCAGTGCGTCAATGGAAGACCTTATCGATCACAACATGGCTTTAGAGATAAACTCAGGGACAATACCAACTGCCGACTGCCCAACGTCAGGCGCAAGAGTTTTCCTGGGTACATCTAGCTACTTTCAGGATACCGCAACAGGTACTGACGCCGCATCACTAACAGGAGAATGTACCTGGCAAGCCTGGGTTTACATTAACAATGTTCAGGCAGCAGATACTTCATACATTTTTGCTTACGCTACATCGGGTGAGACAGAGGCAACAAATGGTCTCATCTCGCTGGGTATTGAGACGGATGCTGACAACGTTGTTACAAATTTAAAAGCGTTTTGGGAATACGGCGGCGGCAACAATGTTGACATAATAAGCGACCAAAAGCCACCAACAGATCAATGGTGCCACATAGCATGCGTGAGGGCTGATGATCCCGACAACTCCGGTAAATGCACTTTTAAATTTTACGTTAACGGATGCCAAACAAGAACGTCCTCAGGTGATTTAGAGGTTTTTACCAACAAGGAATTTCCAACTGGCGGCACCAGTGGAAGGTGGGCAATAGGAAACTGGAACGGTGCCACTATTCATTATTTTTCTGGGCGAGTAGGGCCTGTTGTTGTTCACTCTGAAGCCCTCACGGACGCAGACATACAAGAGGATTACCGTCGCGGTCTTGGATGGGCCACCAACAACAGAGTCCATATAAAAGTATTGGTTGAAGACAACTTCGGTAACATGCAGGACCTTAGCGCGGTACCATCCCCAGACGGTGGAACGGTTGACATGCTTCAGGGTGTTCGCATTGATGACAGCATCGACAAGCGCGTGACGACGGCGACTGTAAACATTTTCAGAGATCATGGCCGAGTAAACC